CACAACTCACATCGAACCAGGAGTTCTACGATCTCAAGAAGATCTTGGGTCTCCAACAAGGGAAGGAATATACGAGTGTTTCCGAGCTACGCTATGGACGTCTCATGATCATGACCGACGCTGATAATGATGGATCTCACATCAAGGGTCTTATCCTCAATATGATTCATTATTTCTGGCCTAGTCTTCTCAAGTTGAACTTTGTGGTTTCTATGGTGACCCCAATCATCAAGGCGACCAAGGGTTCCGATACCAAGTCGTTCTATACAGATTCAGCGTTCCGCACTTGGTACGGCTCTGGGAAACAGGGGTGGAAAATCAAGTACTACAAGGGTCTCGGTACTTCTACGAGTGTAGAGGCTCGTGAGTACTTCAAGAAGATTCAAGACCTAACTGTAAAATTTGATATGGATACGATGACTGATGATTCGATCGTTCTCGCATTTGATAAAAAGAAGGCTGACGCCAGAAAGACGTGGCTTTTAGAGAATACAGCGAAAGATGCTGATCAACTTGAAGTTCCGTATGGAAGTGTAAAGCAATTGGACATCTCCGATTTCGTGCATAAGGATTTAGTGAATTTCAGTCTTGCAGATCTCAAGCGGTCTATCGCACACATGGCGGATGGTCTCAAACCATCACAGCGTAAGGTCATGTATTCTTGCTTCAAGAAGAATCTCAAGGATGAGATGAAGGTTGCACAGTTGGCGGCGTTTGTGGCTGAAAAGAGTGCGTACCATCACGGTGAAGTTTCACTCGCGGATACGATCGTAAAGTTGGCAAATGATTATATGGGCTCCAACAACATCAATCTTCTCGAGCCATGTGGTCAATTCGGTACGAGGCTCATGGGTGGTAAGGATGCGTCCCAGACGAGGTACATCTTCACGAAGCTCACCAAGGATGCGCGAAAGATCTTTGATCCCAAGGATGATGCGATTCTCAATTATCTTGATGATGATGGACGTCCGATTGAGCCCGATTTCTACATGCCTACTCTCCCAATGGTGCTCGTGAATGGAACGGAGGGTATCGGCACTGGTTTCAGTTGTTATGTACCCCCATTCAATCCAGATGACATCAAAGAGAACATCAAGCGAATGTTGGCTGGTGAAGAAATTGTTCCTATGCGACCCTGGTTCAGGGGTTTCAAGGGTGTTGTTCATAAGGAGGATGATACCTGGATGATGGAGGGTGTGTGGAAGTGGTCTGGAAGAAATATCGTCGTGACCGAACTTCCCCCAGGTCGATGGACACAGGACTATAAGGAATATCTAGATGGTCTCGTCGAGAAGAAGTTGATTGGGAGCTACACCAACAACTCAACAACCGAAGATGTTCATTTTGAAATCATGGACTACGCAGGTAAGGACCTTCTCAAGGATCTCAAGTTGAGAAAAACCTTCCGTGTCTCCAACATGCATCTCTTCCATCCCACCAAGGGTATTTACAAGTATGAGAGTCCCGAGGAAATCTTGAAAGATTTTGTGGAACTTCGTCTTGAACATTACAAGAAGCGGAAGGCACACCTCATCGATGTATTTCAGAAGAGAGCTGAGATGTGTGATCATAAATCGAAGTTTGTATCTATGGTAATCGAGGGAAAGTTGGTGGTGTTCAAGCGAAAGAAACAAGATCTCGAGAAGGAAATGTCCGCAGTGTTTCCAAAGATTGATGGAAATTGGGATTACCTTCTCAACATCAAGACGGTCGAATACACAGAAGAGCGCGTCAAGGCACTCATGGATGAAGCGAGACAGGCAAATGTTGAATTGGAACGCATGTTGAAAACAAGTCACATTACAATGTGGAAAACGGATATTAAAAATATGTGAGCAGTAAGTAGATATGGGTGAAGCTGCTAAAATTTCCCTAAAAGCTATTGGAAAGCAGGATACACACCTACTTTCCAAAGACCCTGAAGAATCATTCTTTAATTATAAGTCCCAGAGACATTCTGAATTTAGAAAGTATCACAGAGCTCGTAATATTGTCAATAACGGAAATATTGCGGGTTGGCCATTTGCTCAGACTGTGAAGGTACAGTTTAATCCTACAAACATGGGAGATCTTTTAAGTAATATGTACTTGAGTATAACATTACCTGGTATAACTAATGGGAATTATGCGGATCAAGTGGGGCGTCACATTCTAAAGAGTGTCACGATGTTTGTTGATGACATTGAGGTTGAGAAAATCCACGATGATTGGGGTGTTATTTACGATGAATTATACCTCGAAATTTCCGAAAAGGTAGCGAATAGATTTCTTGTTAATCGAAACATAGGTTTTGACGAATCGAGTCGAAATGAAGTGTATGCGCGATCGAGTGCTGACCTAGTCATTCCACTTCACTTCTTTTTTTCGAGAAAGTATGCTAGTGATGAATACTCGTCAAATCAACCAAACCGACCATACTTCCCAGTTTGTTCTATATACCGCCAAAAAATTGAGTTTGAATTTGAGTTTCATCAACAAACTTTTTTCACAAATACAACAAACACTTTGAGTTTGCAATCTTTCAATATCATAACAGAAGAAATTACAGTGAGTCCCGAAGAGAGAAATTATCTGGCAACTGAAAAACAAACACTCGTGACAGATGTCGTGCGAAAACACTCTGCAGCCGTGAGTGATCCGGGGGTGGACACAATCGTGAATAATCTTGTTCCAGATATTCCGGTCAAATGTATTCACTGGTTCTTGAGAAATACAGAATTTGAAGTTGAAAGTGATGCAGTTGGTTCATCCGATGTAAATGAAGAAAGACTTTACCAAAATCGTTTCAACTTTTCATCCAATGTAAATTTTGATGATCAACTCACATTTTTCAATCCCATCATGGATTCGGCAAGTTTTTACATTAATGGAAATAAACTTCCCAATGTGACAAAAACAAATCACAATTATTACAAATATCTCATCCCATATCGCAATCGTTTGGCGAGACCTATCCGAAATATCTACACGTACAGTTTCTCGATGAATCCGATCAATGTGGAACCATCGGGGAACTTGGATTTTAGTCAGATACAGTCAGATAAAACAAATATAGAAGTGAAACTAGATACAAGTGAAGGATCACTCGTAGATGTGGTTAATAAAACGTACTCTTTGAATATGTACTACACGGGATACCAAACGTTTGTATTCAACCGTGGATCTATGACACTTGCTTATTAAACAAGGACGTTTTGTTGTCGCTAATGTAGTCAATGATGTTATTCTTGATGCACCATTTGATGAAATTCAACTGCGCAATCGTCGTATGAATTTCATGAGATGTTCCAGGAACAGTGTATGAAAACTTTTCAGAACGACAAAAAGGGTCAAATAGCTTTTTACTGTAGCCATCTAAACTAGATTTATAGGCACAATGAACAGTGAAAAGTTTTCCATCATGTGTTTTGAAAGATGTATGATTCTTCTTTGCATAGTTCGTGATGAACCATTCAAGATTTCGAAGTGAAATACCACTCGACTTATCTAGGATGTTTAACAATTTAGTTCTGTTTCCTTCTTCATTATAAAAATTGTTGATCGATGTTAGCAGGATACCAGTTTTACTCATTGCTAATCATAGCACCCAAATCTATAAGCTCGTTTGAAAATTCACAACCAGGGCACCCATGAACATACCCTCGGTCAGGGCTATGATTATGACTATTCGTTCGAGAGATACTCATTGGTTTTAGACGTTTAATCTGTGCTGCGTGATGTTTGCAATATCCTTCAGTGGTACCCCTGAATGTACATCTCCTTCCATCATTCTTAGTCCCCTTGCATATCGTACCCGAAAACGTTTCGGGGATATCTTTCAAAAGAAGGTCCATAGATATACCGTGTTTTTTCGATATGATCACAACATACTCATTCATCATCGAAACAAGACGCTGATTGACTTCTTCTTCGAAAAGTTCCGCCAGTTTTTCGTGCAAACTCATACCTTATTAGTATTTTGCTCATATTTTTTAAATACATCTTCAATTGATTCTGGTCGCGATGCTCCTTTAATACGTTCCCTGAGTTCGGCAACCTTGCCACTATCATCTAGTCCAAGTTTTTTACATTCCTCGATGAGTTGTTCTTTTTTCATGGTACTGAGTGCTGGACCAGTCTTCTTCTTTTTAGGTTTGTGCTGTTCAAGGATTTCTCCAAAGATTTCTTGTTTGGTATTTTCAAAAAGGGGGTCGAGAAGATCGCACACCGGGTTGAGAAACTTATTCTCAAAGTAGTACAAATAATCAACTGGGATATTATTCTCTTCTACAAACTTGGGATCTTCAGACTTTTCAAATGCTTTCGCCTTAGGATTGTCCGTCTTTGTCAAAAGGTACGGCACACGGTCACCCGATTGTGGTTCCGAACCAGGTTTTCGTTCTCGCATCTTT